TGCAGACTATCTTTCAAAATATGCTAGTAAACCTACATATACCGAGTTAGTAAAAGAAATAATTAAATATAATTTGAGAGGTGTATATGAGTTATAGAATGGACTTATTTTGGCATAGAGCAGCAAACTTATATAAAATGTATCAAGGTGCTGAAGATCCAGATTTCAAAAGAATATGGATGGATAAACTACAAGCCCTCATGCAGGGAATCAAAGGGGTTGACAAAAGAGAATTAAACTGATATAATACTAACATGAATATATTTTATTTACATAATGATACAAAGGTGTGTGCTGAACTTCATGTTGATAAGCATGTGGTTAAAATGATTGTAGAATATGCTCAATTATTATCTACAGCAAAACGAATGATTGACGGCATTAAATACGAAGCAAAATCTAAAACAGGCAGACGAGTACAAAGATACCGATTAGAAAATCCAAATGAAGAAGCAACAATTTACAAAGCAGTACATTATCACCACCCTAGTGCTGTGTGGGCTCGTTCTTCTTCTCAGCACTACAACTGGCTGTACTCGTTGTTCACCGAGCTTGGCAGGGAATATACACACCGATATAACAAAAAACACAGTACGATTGAACTGCTTGAAAACATTTTAAAATATCCACCAGTTAATTTAAAAGACAATGGTTGGCAAGAACCACCACCTGCTATGTCTCATTTTCCACAATGCATAGTGAAAGGCGATTCTATACAATCATACAAAAACTATTACATAGAAGCAAAAGCATATTTTGCTAAATGGACTAACAGAGAAATACCACAATGGTTTAGTGAAGGAGTACAATGAGAGAATTTATAGTAAACGGTTGGGAAGGCGTGATGAATATGAATAGAAATCCATTACGACATATTCCTGATATGCAGGTAAGACATTTGATATTACAAATACTAGCATGGATGTGGTGTATAACCTTTTCATTATTCTTTTCGTCATGGTATGTTTTTGGTATAACGGTTGTAGGTCACTTTGTTTTAATACTTGCAATTGTTGTTACCGTAATTACTTTTACAGCAAGTGAAAGAACTTATAGATTTAAAGAAGGCTATCATTCACATGGCAGAGCAAGAGATTATGTTATGTATAGAGATAATAATGGTAATCCATATAAAGTAAAATTACCTAACAATGACCCTGGTGGCGAACACGAATGAAAGTTTATAAATTCATAGACGCAATTAAAAGTATTACGGAAGAACGCAGGAAGAAACGAAAAGCAAAACACGAAGCAAAACGAAAAGGTAAAGTTGACCATAGAACTGGTAAAAAAGGCAAGACAAAATGATAGGATTATTTTTTCTAGGTATACCTGTTACAATTATAGCACTATATATTTTGATAAAAGTTAGAGAGCATGATAGAGTTTGATTATAATTTAGATTACAAAAATTTATTATTTACACCAAATGATACAAGATATCGTATAGGTCGTGGTGAGCAAGGTGTGTTGTTAATAAGACCATATACGAATGATATATGTCAGTATTGGCGATTTAAGACACCGTATGACGCTGCTATGTCGGCTATGAGAATACTTCATCTATATCATCAATACAGAGACCAAGAAGATTTTGTAGGTATGGATATGGCAAGAAAGTTTTTAGAAATGGGTTTCACTAGAGCAAGAAGATATGCAAATCATAAGAGTGGTAAAAAGTATGATGATAGTGGTAAGATAAGACCACAAGAAAAAGATTGGGCAACTAGTCCTAAAGCAAAATCTGCTAAGGTATTTTATCAGGCAAGAAGCCGTGTTACAAATGACCCTAAATATATACAAATGAGAAAAGAATGGAGACAGCGAGAAAATGCCAACATATAGATTTCAGAATTTAAAAACAGGTATAGTTTATGAGGATTTCATGTCTATTGCAGAAATGGAAAAACTCAAAAGAAACAAAAATGTAAAATTATTACCACCAACACAAATGAATATAGTATCGAGTGTTGGTAGTATTGATAGTAAAACAGACGGTGGTTGGAAAGAGGTAATGTCAAAGGCGGCAGAAGCTCATCCTAATAGTCCACTTGCTGAACGATACGGTAAGAAAACTGTGAAGCAATCGCAAGTAGAAAAGGTGATGAAAAAGCATAGAGACCGTAAGTCTAAAGGCGGAGGAAGATAAATATAAATGATACTATCGAGAAACTACAGCACGCCAGGCGATGGTCAAGAAGCTGAGTAGTCAATCCGATAATGTATCAAATGAGTGTGTAGCTACACCAACTAAAGGAAATATACATGGCAGACTTTGATTTTTTAGATGGCTTTGAGGGTGATGGTGATTGGGGTTTTACCTCGGTCAAAGAGAAACCTTCAGAGGAACAATCTAAACAAACAGAAACAGTAGTAAAACAAACAGCAGATAGTACTGCTAAGGCGGTGTCAAGCGATATCGTAAGTAAATTAGATAACAAACTAGATAAACTATTATCTCTAGTCGGTTCTACTAAAACAGCAGTAAACGAAAAGAATCAAACTGAATTAGATATTGCTAAAAAGCAAATGGATGATGAATATGATTTAAGAAAAGATAATTTGGGTAAAGAACAAAAAGAAAAATATGCTCAATTAGAAAAACTTATCATACCATTATTAATCAAATTAGCAAAATCACCAGAGGCATACATACATTGGCCTAACAGAGCTCAAGTTATTGAAGCTCAAGTTAAAAAAATAATAGCAATTACAAGGGGAAAATAATGAAAAGTAATTATGACAAATGTTTGAAAACAATCTTACATCACGAAGGTGGTTATGTAAATCACCCTAAAGACCCAGGTGGTGAAACAAATCTAGGTGTTACAAAAAGAGTTTATCAAGAACATGGTGGCACTAAAGATATGAAAGACTTATTAGTCGAAGATGTAGCACCAATATACAAAAAAGGTTATTGGGATAAAATAAAAGGTGACGATTTACCTGGTGGTCTAGACCTATGTGTATTTGACTTTGGTGTAAATGCAGGACCAGGTCGTGCTGCTAAGTTCTTACAACAAATGATTGGTACTACAGTTGATGGCGGTATTGGTCCTAATACTCTGGCAAAAGTTGAAGAATATGTAAGAGAAAATGGCGAACACGAAACTGTGAAAAAGTACCAAGAAATGAGACAAAAGTATTATGAACAATTATCTACTTTTGCTACTTTTGGTAGAGGTTGGACTAGACGAGTTGAGGAAACTACCAAATTAGCGCTTGACATTATCTAGAAAACCTGTTATAATATAAGTCTAAGTTAATTAAACAGGAATTATTATGAATAAGATGAACGCCTTTCTAAAGGACAATTACGACATGAAATCTTTTAGTCATGTCCCATTAACAACTCAATTACCAGATATACATACCGAAACTATAAAAGGTAAACGCTTTTATGTTACACCAGAAGGTAAAAAGTATCCTTCAATTACAACAGTTTTATCAGGTAGAAATAATGAAGGTTTAGTTAGATGGCGTCAATCAGTAGGTAATGATGTTGCAAATCAAATAATGAGAAGTGCAGCTAAAAGAGGAACTGCTGTACACCAATTAGTTGAAGATTATTTAAATAATATAGAACTATCTAATCAAGATGTTTTGCCTACAGCACTATTTACTTTACTCAAACCTGAACTAGATAATATAAATAATATTAGAATACAAGAAGGCGGCTTATACAGCGACTATTATGGTGTTGCAGGTCGTGTTGATTGTATCGCTGATTATAAAGGTGTATTATCTGTAATAGATTTTAAAACCTCTACTAAAGAGAAGAAGGAAGAATGGATAGAAAACTATTTCATTCAAGGTTCTGCCTACTGTGAAATGTATGAAGAACGATTTGACCAACCAATAGATAGAGTTGTAATTCTTGTGGTAACCGAAGATGGTGGCATACAAACATTTACAAAGTCAAAAGACGATTATTTACCTTTATTAAAAACAGCTATAAAGGAGTTTAAAGAAAACAATGAAACAAACACTTAAAAATATTATTGGCATTAGTGCGATTACATTATTCTTTTATATATTATTTTCTGTTTTGAATTTTGCACAAGCAGGTGGTTTACTTGCAAACACACCAACACCAAATATTGACCCAGAACTAGAACAACCAAAACAATACGATTTAAATAAATTAACAGTACAACAAATACCTGT